TAAATCAAATAAAGAATAAAGAGATAGCTGCCGCAGCAGTAGATGCAGCAAAAACAACTAAGACAATAGATAGTGGTGATCCCAATAGACCTATTATAAATTTAAGTGAGATAGGGTTAAAAACGCAAGGTGGTCAAGACGCAGTTAAACGGTATAGGGAGCTTGAAAAAAATGCTTTTGCGGCAAGAAAGCAAATCTATACTAGACTTAACTATTACAATTTGCCTAACTCTGTTAAAGATGACTTGTATAGACAAACTGGGGTTTATAGGGGTAAAGAAGGTGCTTTTAAATTTAAAATATCTACGGCAGAGGCACAATTGAATGTAGGTGGTTTGAGTGAAGCGGGGATTATAGAAGGTGGTACTAATGTTGTAAAAAGATTTAATGCTAGTAAGATACCTCCAGAGGGCATTTCTTTAGAGGATGTTTTAAATTTCCAACCTTTATATAAACAATATGGTAAAAAAGAAAATAATTTTGCTCAAGGCATTGTGGGATTTGAAGACAAATTTCCTAGACATCAATATGTTTTATTAAAAGACATAAAAGTTAAAAGCATGGATGATTTGATAAAACGTAGAATAGCAGAAGGTATGCCTGTGGAACAAGCAGAAAGATATAAAGCTACTACAAGTGCAGTTTATAGCACAAGAGGCGATGAGGAAATAATATATGTGTCTAGTAAAGACAATTTATCTAAAGTAAGAACTGACTTATTACATGAAATACAACATGCTATTCAAAGAAGAGAAGGTTATATAGGTGGTTCTAGTCCTCAAACAATTTTAAATGATATGACTAATGGTACTTGGGGTCTAGATATTCAAAAACTAGCAGATGATAAATCTGAAATATTAGAAGATTTTATAAAAGACACACCAAAGTTACCCATGAATGATAACATGATAAATATATTTAAGTCAGCTACTGATAAATTAATTAAAAGAGAGTTTAAATATATGTATAAAAATATGCCTGATTCTAAAAGTGCAAAAGATTCTTTACCTAATACTGCTGGTACTTATAAAGTCAATATAGCTGATGATGTAAACAATGTAGATTATGATGGTAAAGCTATTACTTTTACACCAAATGAAACTTATCTAATTAATAAAATAGGTGATTCGTCTAGTTTTAGAGAATATATGAAATTTCGTGCTTTACTTGAACGTCAAGCTATACGTTTAAATAAATTAGAAGAAAAAGCTGTTGAAAAATATAGATACTCAACTGGAGAAATGCAGGCTAGAAGAGTAGAAAAAATGGATGCTTTATATCAAGATGCTATAAAAGACTTACGCAACAGAGGTATATTAAAGCCAAATGAAGTTCCTTCTAAAGAGCTTCAAGATAGAATATTCAGAGGTATAGGTGTTAGAGATACTGGAGAATATAGAGATTTATTCCCTAGTAAATTTGAAGACCAAGGTGTTTTACAAGACCAAAAAATAAAACCACAAGGTACTAATGTTGATACGTATGCTAAAATAGGGGAACAATAATATGCTAAGACAACAAATGGAAATGTTTGAAGATGGTGGACTCAAAGATGAGGGTAACACAATAGACCCTGTATCAGGTAATGATGTTCCTCCGGGTTCAACACAAGAAGAAGTAAGAGACGATATACCGGCACAATTAAGTGAAGGCGAGTTTGTGTTTCCTGCAGATGTAGTTAGATATATTGGTCTAGAGAAATTGATGATGATGAGACAAGAAGCTAAACAAGGTCTCAAGACTATGGAAGATATGGGTCAAATGGGCAACAGTGAAGAAGCTACAATGCCAGATGATTTACCTTTTGACATGACAGACCTTGACATAGATGATGAAGAAGAGTATAATAGTGAAGATATGGATATGGCTCAAGGTGGAGTAGTATATGCTGCTAATGGTTTTGCAGGCACAACTACTAATACTAATCAATTAGGAAGTAGAGCATCTAGTTTTGGTAACACAGCAACTAGAGTACAGCCCAAAAAATATACACCACCACCAATACCACCATCAGCACCTGCAGGTGGGTTTCAGTATGGTGCTAAAACAGGCAAACAAAAAGGTAAATTGACTTTTGAAAACTTATTTAAAGATGCAGGTGGAGCAGATGAATACAGAACTTACGTGAATGATGCTGGTGCAGAAATACAAGTACCATTTAAGAATGGTAAAATATTAACTGGTTTTACTGTTCCTGAAGGATTTAAGTTAAAGACAGATAAAGTAGATACAGCTAAAACCCAAAGTACAAAAACTAAAACAGCAAGAGTGGATCAAGAGAGTGGAGACGATCCAGATCCAAGAGACTCACAAACTGTTGTAAGTTTAGGTGGAGAGATAGGACCTGATGGCAGAGTAACAGGTGCTAAGTCTTTTGCATTTAGTGTTAATCCACCAAAAGGTATGGGAATTAATATAATGACTATGGGTCAAATGGTAGCAGGTGGTATAACAGGTAATTACCCTGAAGGCACAACTTTTAATTTTCAAACTTTAGATAAAAATGGAAATCCTAAAGGTGGCATAGTTAAAAATGTTCCTGCTGACGTTTATCAAAATGCTAAAACTATTACAGATAGAAAAGGTGTAAAGAGAACAAGCATAACAAATCCTAATGCAAATGATCTTGCAGATAAATTAAGTGCTATGGAAAACTTTGATGCTGGAGATTTAAGTTATGATGAGTTAAATAATCTAGGTCTTAACACACAACAAATTGTAGACAATATTAAAAATTCACAATTTACTAAAGAACAAGAGAGAAGAGCAGAAACAATTACATCACAGAAGATTGGTGACAAAACACCTACATTACAAGGTGACGATGACACAGTAACAAAAGGTGGAACTGGAACACAAGTTCCCGGAGGTATAACTTATGTAGACGATGACCCAGTATCAGATGGCTCATCTGTTTCACAATCTCCTGCCTCACAGCCTTCTTCTAACACCAGCTCTGGTTATAGTGATCAAGGACCTAGTGATGGTTATAGTGATTCTCCAAGCGACACCAATAATGATTCCCAAGGTTTTGGTGATATGAGTGGTATGGACTTTAACATAGGTGGACTTGCAGGTAAAAAGAAAAAGATTAAACCAAAGAAGATGAAGCGAGGTGGATTAGCTTCACGTTAATAATCCACAATTAGAACTAGCTTACTTAACCCCCATAAAGGCTACGTTAACCCTAGGAGAAGAAAAATGGCTGAACCAGCTAAAGATGTAATGGTGAAAGATGCTACACCAAGTAAAAAAGCATTTATAAGTAGACCTTATTCTCAAGAAGAGAGATTAAAGAAAGATGAAGAAGAACTTGCGAGGCTCGTTGAAGAGCAAAAAGGTTCAAATGAGACTAGCGAGGAGAAAGAGGAAGGTGAAGCAGAGCCGACTTCTGCTGAAGAAAAAACTTTCAAGAAGCGATACGGAGATTTACGCAGACATACCCAAGAAAAAGAACAGCAATTTCAAAAACAGTTAAATGATTTAAAAAGTCAATTAGACAAAGCTACTAAAAAAGAAATGAAGTTGCCAAAGTCAGATGAGGATATAGAAGCATGGGCAAAAGATTATCCTGATGTTGCAAAGATTGTAGAAACAATAGCTATGAAGAAAGCTATGGAGCAATCTAAAGCTCTAGAAGAACGTGTTAAGCAAATAGATGAAATGCAGGTAAGTGCTGTAAAAGATAAAGCTGAAGCACAACTACTAAGTTTACATCCTGATTTTAATGAAATAAGAGAAAGTGATGACTTTCATAATTGGGCAGAAGAACAGCCTAAATGGGTACAAGACGCACTATATGAGAATGATAATGACGCAAGATCAGCGGCAAGAGCTATTGACCTCTACAAAGGAGATAGAGGTATTGGCAAGACAAATAAGACAAAGAATGATACGAGTGCTGCTAAAGCAGTTAATACACAAAGCACAAAGACTAAGATTGATGCTGATGGTAGCAGTAACAAGATTCGTGAGTCAGCAGTTCAAAAAATGAGTGCTAAAGAGTATGAATCTAAATCAGAAAGTATAATGGAAGCTATCCGTAGTGGTAACTTTATTTATGATGTCTCTGGAAATGCTAGATAAAAGCTTGACAAAGTTTTAAATCTAAGTATAACTATAGATAACTAAAGGTGTAGTATAACCCCTTTTGGATACTTATACTACATTTACACGACTTTAATAGACTACCCAATTATGTGAGCCTACAAAAGATTAGCTATCTTGCGTACAACCTCAACGCATGAATGGTCCTTATAAAGTAAAATGACTAAAAGGTAGTACACCTTTTGGTGTACATTAGCTAAATGTTTAAGGAGATTAAAATGGCATTTACAGCAGCAGCTGGATATGGTAACCTCCCTAATGGTAATTTTAGTCCTATTATTTACAGCAAACAGGTACAACTTGCATTCCGTAAGGGTTCTGTTGTTGACGCAATCACTAATAATGATTATTTTGGTGAAATTGCAAATATGGGCGATTCCGTTAAGGTTATCAAAGAACCAGAAATTACAGTTAAGGCATATTCTAGAGGAACTACTATTACTCCTCAAGACCTTGACGATGAAGAATTTTCACTTACTATTGACAAAGCTAACTACTTTGCATTTAAAGTGGATGATATTGAAGAGGCTCACTCGCATATTAACTTTCAACAGTTAGCATCTGATAGAGCAGCTTACAGACTAGCCGATCAATTTGACCAAGACGTACTTGGTTATATGTCAGGTTATAAGCAAAGTGCATTGCATAGTGCAGCCGATACAGCTAATACTACCGTCAACGGTGCTAAAGCTGTTTCAACAGCAGGTAGTGACGAACTACTAGACTCAATGCAAATTGATGCTTCAAACTTTGCAGGTACAGCAGGTGATGCTGTTACTATTCAGCCAAGAATGCCGGGTGCAACTGATGCAACTCCTGCCGCAGGTGATACATTCCCATTGACTCTTATAGCTAGAATGTCTAGACTTATGGATCAGCAGAATGTAGATACTAATGGTAGATGGTTGGTATTAGACCCAGTATTTATTGAAGTGCTAAAAGATGAAGATTCAAGACTATTCCAATCTGATTGGGGTGGAACAGGACTTCAAAATGGTTTAGTTCTTAATAACCTACATGGCTTTAAAGTATATCAGTCAAATAATCTTCCAAGTTTAGGAACAGGACCTTCTACTACAGGTACTAATAGTTCTACAAACTTTGGTGTTATTGTAGCTGGACATACTTCTTCAGTAGCTACTGCCGAGCAAATCAATAAGACAGAGACTTACAGAGACCCTGATTCTTTTGCTGATATTGTTCGTGGTATGCATTTGTATGGTAGAAAGATACTTCGCCCTGAAGCAATCGCTACTGCAATATATCATTTAGCATAGGAGGACTGATTATGGCTTTAGGTGATAATACTACTTCTCCAGCAAGAGGTAATAGTGCTAGAGGAAGGCAACCTTACATGATTCAGCATGAGCTTAATTTTGCTACTGCTGCTTCAGACAAAGGTACTGCTCTAGCTGCCAATGATGTTATTCCGGGTTTAACTATTCCAGCTAATACTTTAATCTTATCAGCAGGTCTAGAGGTTACTGCGGCTCACGCAGGTACTTCTACAGACACTGACTTTGACTTTGGTATTACTGGTGGTGACTTAGATAACTTTGTTGACGGTTTTGATTTTGATGGTGCATCAGTAGGTGACTACGCATTTAAGGCAGGACAAACTCCTGTTCTTATTGGTGGTACTGCTGATACTATTGATATTGAGATTCAAGCAATGACTGGTACTACAACTGGTGGTAAAGTTAGAATGTTTGCTGTCGTTATGAATGTTGATGACCAAGGTGACTTGGCTGCCAACGAGGTTGACAGAGACACTTTAGCTTAAACTTTTTCTAGGGGAGCAGGGCAACTTGCTCTCCTACACTTTATAGGAATTATTATGGCAGAAACTTACCTAACACTAACAAATAAAGTAATAGCAAGGTTGAATGAGGTTGCA